GGGGCATTTTTGTAATAAGAAGAGGTACTCCAGATGAGTTACTCCATTTGAGCCTTCTCAAACTTGCTCATTCAATTGGAGTATTAGAGTAACTTATATATAAGAACCCTCTATAGAACTATTAATCTGGTTCATACACGTGGCGGCCATCCGATATAATATTACCGGATGGCCGCGCGATTTTTTTAATCCGTACAGTCCAACTCTCTCTCGTCCAATCATATTGCGTCGTACAAGCCTATATATTTCCAACAACTTGGGCCTTAAGTTGTTGGAGGCCCATTATAAATTAAAGTGATCTTGGCCCAATGTCTTTAACTCAAAATGCCTAAGCGTGATTTGCCATGGCGATCGATGGCGGGAACCTCAAAGGTTAGCCGCAATGCTAATTATTCTCCCCGTGCAGGTATTGGGCCAAGAATTAACAAGGCCGCTGAATGGGTGAACCGGCCCATGTACAGGAAGCCCAGGATGTATCGGACTCTTAGGACAACTGACGTCGCCAGGGGCTGTGAAGGCCCATGTAAGGTCCAGTCTTTCGAACAGCGCCATGACATCTCACATATCGGTAAGGTCATGTGCATATCCGATGTGACTCGTGGTAATGGCATAACCCACCGTGTTGGTAAGCGTTTCTGTGTTAAGTCTGTGTATATCCTTGGTAAGATTTGGATGGATGAGAACATCAAGCTGAAGAACCACACGAACAGTGTCATGTTCTGGTTGGTAAGAGATCGTAGACCCTATGGTACTCCAATGGACATTTGGACAGTGTTCAACATGTTCGACAACGAGCCTAGCACTGCTACTGTCAAAAACGATCTACGCGATCGTTACCAGGTCATGCATAAGTTCTATGGCAAGGTGACAGGTGGACAGTATGCCAGCAACGAGCAGGCTATAGTTAAGAGGTTCTGGAAGGTCAACAATCATGTAGTCTATAATCATCAAGAGGCTGGCAAGTACGAGAATCACACAGAGAACGCCTTGTTATTGTATATGGCATGCACTCATGCGTCTAACCCTGTATATGCAACTTTGAAAATTCGAATCTATTTTTATGATTCGATCACGAATTAATAAAATTTGAATTTTATTGAATGATTCTCCAATACATGATTTACATACACTCTGTTTGTTGCGAAACGTACAGCTCTAACTACATTGTTTATTGAAATAACACCTAATTGATCTAGATACATGTTGACTAAATATCTAAATCTAGCTAAATAAATTGATCCAGAAGCTGTCATCGACGTCGTCCAAACTTGGAAGTTCAGGTAGGCTTTGTGGAGATGCAACGCTTTCCTCAGGTTGTGGTTGAACCGTATCTGTACGTGGTATACCCTCGTTCTGGTATACAGTGGGTCCTCTACTCTGTGTATCTTGAAATAAAGGGGATTTTCTAGCTCCCAGATATACACGCCATTCTCCGCCTGATGTGCAGTGATGAGTTCCCCTGTGCGTGAATCCATGTCCCGCACAGCCTAAGTGGAAGTAGATGGAGCACCCGCACTGTAGATCAACCCTGCGCCTTCTGATTGCCCGTTTCTTGGCTTGCCTGTGTGCTCTCTTGATAGAGGGGGGCTGTGAGGGTGATGAAGATCGCATTCTTGATAGTCCAGTTCTTGAGACCTGTATTTTCTGCTTTGTCTAAGAACTCTTTATAGCTGGCACCCTCACCAGGATTGCAAAGCACGATTGCTGGGATTCCGCCTTTAATTTGAACTGGCTTACCGTACTTGCAATTTGATTGCCAATCTTTCTGGGCCCCCAGCAATTCTTTCCAGTGCTTTAGCTTTAGATAATGCGGTGCGATGTCATCAATGACGTTATACTGCACATCATTCGAGAAGACTCGACCATTGAAGTCTAGGTGTCCACTGAGATAGTTATGTGGGCCTAACGCACGCGCCCACATCGTCTTCCCTGTTCTTGAATCACCCTCGACGATGATACTTACAGGTCTATCCGGCGGCGCAGCGTCACCCGTCCCGAAATAATTATCCGCCCATTCCTGCATCTCGTCAGGAACGTTAGTGAAAGAAGAGACTTGAAATGGAGGAACCCACGGTTCCGGAGCCTTTGCGAATATTCGTTCTAGGTTAGAGCGGATGTTATGATTTTGTAATACAAAATCTTTTGGTTGTTCTTCCCTTAGAACCGCTAAGGCAGATTGAACCGAACCTGCATTTAATGCTTTCGCATATGAATCATTAGCAGACTGCTGGCCTCCTCTGGCAGATCTGCCGTCGATTTGGAAATCTCCCCATTCGATTGTATCTCCGTCCTTGTCGATGTATGATTTGACGTCGGAGCTCGATTTAGCTCCCTGAATATTCGGATGGAAATGTGCTGACCGGGTTGGGGAGACCAGGTCGAAGAATCTGTTATTCGTGCATTGGTACTTACCTTCGAACTGAACAAGCACATGGAGATGAGGTTCCCCATTTTCATGAAGCTCTCTGCAAATTTTGATGAATTTCTTGTTGACTGGGGTATTTAGGTTTTGTAATTGGGAAAGTGCTTCTTCTTTAGATAGAGAGCACTGGGGATAAGTTAGGAAATAGTTCTTTGACTGAACTCTAAATTTCTTTGGTG